GTTGCGATTCCACTTATCGGTTATATGGGTTATTTGGCTGCGAAGAGCGGTTTTTACCCTTTTAATTTGAACAATGTTTTGAATACTGCTAAGGCTGTGGTTTCTCTTGCAGCAGCTGGGAAGTTGGTCTATAGTGGTTTGACAACTTTGTTTGATTGCTTACCGGAGGTGATGCAAGATTGTCTTTATTTGATGTTCGGTTTGAAGGGCACGTGGGATCCTTCTTTAAGATGTGCTATTCGGCGAGTGATTGGGTTGACTGATTTGTGGACCGTTGATAGAGGTACTGATACTATGAGTCTTATGCAGAGGAAGCGTTTGAGTATAGATACTATTATTGCTGATCGTGTTTTGACAAATAATTTGGTTTATTCAACTCCAAATCAGAAGCTCTATCTTGATAAGATACAGAAAGATTTTGCTCCGTTTGTTGCTAAGGCAAAAACGTTGATTGGAGAGAATACTTCGAGAATGACTCCTGTTGGTGTGCATAATTTCTCACCTTCTGGTTATGGAAAAACGCATTTGGCTACAGAAGTTTCAAAGGCATTGTACCCTCATATTGAAAAAGATGAATTGATATATCCTTGGAACTGGTGTGATAGTTTTAATGCTGGTTATAACCAGAATATGGTGATTTTATTTGATGATATTATGCAAGATGACAAAGCAACCAATAAGAAAACATCTGTCACGATGTTGAGGGTTATCTCGGACTCTGTGTATAGAATGGTTATGGCGGATTTGGCTGAAAAGGGTATGCCTTGTGTAAGTGAGCTTATATGGGCAACTAGTAATTTTACTCCTATTGCCTTGGCGGGCAAAGTTGAGTTAGCTGATTCGAAACCATTTATGCGCAGATTCATCCATATTGAGTCAAAAGTCGTGGATCAGTCTGTTTTAGGGATGGATGGATGTGTTGATAAGAATAAGATAGATAAGGTTGATAAGTGGAAACATATGGAGTTTCAACAGTGGGTTTTTAAACCAGATCCTCAGAAACCTAATGATTTGCAGTGGTTCACAACAGGTGCGCCTATGAAATATGATGCTCTAGTCAAGTTGATTAAGGATCGTTTGATTGAGCATAGGGCTGCTTATTTGTATGAACTCTATGTTGATTCTCTACGAGTGAAGGAAAATGTGTATTGTTATGGTTGTAGAAGAGAGGGTCATGAGAGAAGAGATTGTCCTGATAAGAACTTGATTTGTGATGATTGTGGAGAGTATTATCATGATGATAAAAGGTGTTTTAGGAGATTGTGTGCTTTTTGTGGTGAGTATGGGCATTTTATTCAAGATTGTAGTAGTAATGGTGATGATGTAAAAACTTCTACAAAAGCTCTTTCGCAGTTGATGGATTCTAAGGTAAGTACACAATCTAATATGTTTTCTAGCTCTTCTTCTAGTAGTTCCATTTCGTCTTCTAGTTCATCTTCTAGTAGTTCTTCTTCTAGTAGTTCTTCTGGTAGTAGTGATTTGTTATTTAGTAGTACGAGTTCTTGTTCTGCTAGTGTCGCTTCTTCTTCCAGTTCAATTGCGACAACCATGGCTACTATTTCTACTGATTCTGGTGATAAGAAAGTGCCATGCGTTGTTTCTTCGAGTTTGAGTCCCCCTCCTGTGTCACCTGTGTTTATGGGTACAACCGGCCCTGCTGTGGCAGCTGTTCCAGTGTCTGTAACGACGACCGAACGTCGCCAATTATACCGGGGTAAAGGTGGTTCTATTTTTATTTGTCCTGTTACGGACAAATCACATAAACACCGACCGGTTTGTTGGTGTTCACCTGGGGATTTTCTTAATATGAAGTTTGATGAAAAGAAAACTGTTAAAGAAGCGGTTGCAGATGGTGATGTTATGTTTTATAGTTATGATATGTGTGATGATGGAAAGAAAGAGAAAAACTGGAAGCCTCTTTATGATGTTAAGGTTACTGGAACAAAAGCTGAGTTTAAAATAGCTGTTCAAGCTGGCACAGAGTGCGTTATTTGTGGTGGTTCTTCGTGTGGTGAGAGTGCGTTTGCCCAGTTGAAATACCATAAGATGTCGGGTGCAGTTAAAATAATGTTGGATGAAAAGCAAAACCGAATCCACGTTGTTTGTCGAGATGTTGATCGAACATCTTCTGCTATTACCCGAGTTGAACAGGTTATAAATCGAGTACCAAAGCCTGAGTTGGTGGAAATCAAGCGTGCCGCTATTAAGCTTAATGATTATGGTTGTGATGCTTATGGTGCTTTGGATGGTTCGGTCCAAAAGTTTGTTACAGAGCATCCGACTATTAGCAAAGTTTTTACAGCACTTGGTGTTTCACTTTTAGCTATTGGTGCTTTTAGGCTGGTTGTTTCACTCGTTGCTAAGGTCACAGGGACGGAAGTTCAGTCGCATGGACCTGGTAGTATGCGTGATGCTAGAGAGAGGTTTAATCAAGAAGAAAACGAACGTAGGCGTGGACAGAGTTTTTATGAATTTGTGAATAGTGATTTTCATGACAATATGTATGGTGCGCGTGGGTTTCCTTTGCGACAGCCTGCTGGTCCGCGGGTTGCTCTTAATTCAGCGATTGTGCCGCAAGCTTCTAAAACTTTTTCTCCGATTGGTTTGATAACATTAGAGAAGGTGAAGAAGAATTTGATAACTATTAAAGTTGGAGTTCAGAAACTTTATGGTTTGCGTGTGGCTGGTTCGTGTTTTATGGCGCCGTTACATTTGTTTTATTCTGAAGGTAAGTTGATTGATGCCGATACAACTATGCTAGTAGAATATCACCATCAGATATTTAAAATTCCATTTTTGCCTAATCGTTTGGCTTTTCTTGAATCTCCGATTCCTGGAAAACCGCGTGATGTGTGTATGTATGATGCTCAGTTGTGGTTGAGACCTCTTTTAGAGAATGAAGTAATAGTGGATTTGTTTGTTTCAGAGAATTATTTAATGAATTATAGAAACTTTCGTGGTGTTACCCTTACGAAATCTGAAGAGCCAAAGGAGATTATTCTGCAGAAATCCCCCCTCACCTATGATTTGCCAGATGGGAAAATGGGTATTTACATGCCTGATTACTGGGAGACTGAACCTGGTGTTTCTGGAGATTGTGGATTGCCTTTGGTGTCTGATGGTGGGCCTGCACAAGCGCAGATAGTTGGGCACCATGTCGCTTCGATTACAGTGGCTGGTTTTGCTTGTGTGGGTGTTTGTGCGGTGATTACTCGTGAAATGGTTTTGAAGTGTTTTCGTGGTTTACAAGCAATTTTGCAAGTTCAGGCTAGTGTTGATGGGTTGGAACAAACTCGTTCACTCGCTATGGATAATGATTTGTTGTATGTTGGCACGATGACCGATGAACCAGGAATTCCGGAAATGAAACAGGTTGCGCGACGGATGGATTTCCTCGATCAGGAATGGCATACTGGTGGTTTTGGACCTAGTGTTATTGGGCGTGATAACCAAATTAATCCTGGACATAGTGCTGTCGAGGTTATGGTTAAAAGCCTGAATAAAGTACATACTGCTAGTAAGCAAGAGTGTATGCCGTACAATTTGATGTATGCTGCGATGGATGATGTGTTTGCCAAGTTTTATACTGTTAATCCGATTCATGAGATAAGAGTTTTGACTGAAGATGAATGGATAAACGGTATTAAACCTGGTTTGGCTCCGATGTGTATGAAAGGTTCTCCTGGTGCGTTTTATAATAGGGTTAAAAGAAAATTGGGAGTGAAAACAAGTGGTAAAAGGTTTCTTTTTTCGGAGAGTGTGAATGGTAAACGAACAATTGAATATCAACCTTATGCAGAACATATATCTAGGATGGAAGAACAGTTGGCGAATAACATTATTCCAGCTTCGATTTGGACTTGCATTTTAAAAGATGAAGTTTTGCCTTTGGCGAAAGTAGAAGAGCATGAAACTCGACAAGTGATTGGCTCTTGTGCTGCTTTAACCGCGGTGTGTCGTAAATATTTTGGGGCTTTCCTTGCTCATATTTTCGGAAATCCAAATGTTTTTGATATTGCTGTTGGTATGAACGTTTTTAGCGCACAATGGAATGGTATGATCTTGAAGATGTTACGGTTTTCGCGAAAAGGTTTAGCTGGTGATTATAAGTCATTTCAAAGTTATAGTGGTCCTTCAGCTCGTTATGCTTATGTGCAGTTAGTGAACAAGTTTTATAGACATTTTTCAAATGAAAGTGAAGAACAGCTTGCTCGTGCTGAACGTATTCGTTACAATTTGATGTTCCTCCACCTTTATGGTTTTCTTAAGGTTGGGAGGTTCCTGTATTGGACGATGTATGTAATGTTGAGTGGTGGTTTCGATACTACTTTGATGAATTGTATTTTGAACTTGAGTTTACCGCGCATAACTTGGCAGATAGTTACTACTGAGGTTCCTGAGTTGCGGAAATTCCATGGGATGATTGAGTTTAACAAGTTCGTAACTCAACAAGTCTTTGGAGATGATAGTTTGTTGGCCATCCATGAATTAGTTTCGTGGTTTCATGGACGTTGTCATGGCAGTGTGATGGCACGCTTTGGCATACGTTATACTTCAGCAGACAAGCTTTCGGAGCTTAAGGATTACCTTGAGAATCTCTTAGAACTAGAGTTTCTCAAATGTTCGACAATTGTTCGTCAGGGTGTGGTTCCTGGAGTGTATTATTATCCAAGAAATTCTACAGATTGTTTGATGAAGACTCTTTCTTATTCTTGTACAGATGAGATAAGCGTTGGTGAAGCTATGTTTCTTAATGCGAATGATGTTCTTTCTAGGGCGTGGTGTAGTGGTGATTATGATGTGTGGTTTAAACGTTTAGCACCTGTTTTAGCAAAAGCTGGGATTTTGACACCATTGATAAGTAGTAGTGAACTTTTGGAACGATTCAACCGTGGGTTAATTTGTATTGATTATCTTCTTCCTTGTACAGATGAACCTGATTTGTGTCCTGATGTTGAACGAAGGATAGTTGTACAGTCGCTTTTGGAACAGCCTGTTTCAGTGACTGCGACTGAAGAGAAGGGGAAAATTGATCTGGGGAATTATGCACCAGCTCAACCGGCAATGGCATACCATGAACAGGTGACAAGTGTCGGTACAGTGTGCAAGCGGTATTTCCCAGGAGCGTTCGTGTATACCGTTAACAGTGGAGGTTCAGCACCATGGGTGTGGACTTATCCGCTTTCTTATCCATTCGATGCGAACATCGATGATAATGTTGGGTTTACAACGTACGCCGGGTATATTGTTAGAATCAGTCAGATGTATCGTGGTTATGTCGGGAACACAAGACATATCATACAGGCTTTGGCGCCAACGACTTCGGAGTATAAGGTGCCAATTTCTGTGGGTATAACCTCGAGTAACACGGCTATTCAGAAGACCTGGACACCAGGTGCAGCTTATTCCAATTATATAACGGATTGTTCACCAGGCGTTTACGGCTTGGACGTGGTGCAGTTTCAAGCACCTCACGTTTCGAGGTTTAACACGCTGGTTATTCCGTTGTTTCCTGGAGAGGGCAAAAAAGAGTATTGTAGTGCAGGAAGTTTTACTGTGCAGACATGCAAAGACGATGGTAGTCTCCAGCCTGACAATGGAACTATTTTTGTTTCTCTGGGTGATGGGTTTAGGTTTCACTCTTTGTGTCGAGTTCCTTCCTT